GCAGCAAACGTGGCTTGACTGGTGTTGCTTGTTGTGTTTGTGTACACATAGTTACGGTCTGTAAATTTGACTACACCAGCGCGTGTCACGAACAGATCGCCGTCCTCTGAATTGTTGACTAATTGCATTTCTGCCACAAGGTTGCTGCCCGGTGGCGAAATTTGGCTTACCGATGCAACTGGTGACGCGGTAACACTTTTTAGCGATGCGTCTAAAGATGTGTAGCCAAGCAATCTTGTCATGCGTGCAGCTGACGTTTCAGTAATCATGCCTGCGCCGTAACGGTACAAATCGTTAATTTGATCTGCTGTAAGTAAAGATGGGAAAGTTGCCCAATCTTGAATTGTTAAACCAGTTACCTCAACATAATCAACAGGCAACGGATACGGTGATCCAGAGTAAAATGTTCCGCTTGATGTTGTACTTTGCACTACGCCGTCAATATAAATGTTTTGTAAACCGCCACCTTCTGACCACGTAAACGCGTAATGGTGTCCGTTAGAGTTTCCAAAATCGTTGCTTACTGTTGCTTTTTGACCAGGCCCTAACGCCGTATATCTAGCCTGCGCGCCGATACCTGTGCCAACAGTTTGATACTGAAAATCTAATTTTGATGTGCCAGTGTTTGGCAAAGTTGAGTTTTGTATTATGATATAGCCGCCACTGATGTTGCCTGAATAACTTGCCCAAAATGAAATGGTGGCAGATGACGCTGCTGGTGCTGTTGCTTGGTTGTACCTGTAATTTGCGCCGTTAAAGTTGGCGGCTTTAGATAATAGTGATGGTGCAAGACTGTTTGTGGATGCAATAGTGTTTACTTCACCGCCGGCTGTGTATTGCGACAATGTGACTGGTTTTGCGCCAACATCAGTAATGGTTGTTGAGCCAAGCGGATCGTTCATACGCCAGTAGTTATTTGGTGACAATGACTTGGTGTAGTCGTACACGTAATCTGGCAGCAGTTCGGCAGATATTAAACTGATTGCATCAAAGCATGACAACGTGGTGGTAGCAAACTTGCCTGCTTGATCCCATGCAGCTGGGAAACCATCCACAAACCCTCTAAACACACTGTAAGTGACGCTGTTGCTTATGCCCTCAATTTTGATTTGACGGCGTGGTAACAGTTTGCCGTAGTAAGTACCAGCGGTGTTAAACGGATCAAATAGTCGAGAGTTGTTATTTAAGACAACTTGTGCTGTGCCAATAAATGGGCTGTAATCGTCAGACCTGCCACGCGAAACATTGGCAGAGTAAACATACTCTGTAATGTCTGTCCACGTTGGTGACGCAACGTATGGGCCGTCATCAAACGCGATACTGACTTTAGGTGTTGGCCAAGCCATAGTTACGCCAGAACGCTTGCCAGTGAGCCTGTGCGCGACTTGTAAGCGGTAAGCGCGTCCACAATGCTTTTACCGATTGCTACCGGATCACCTACGCCTGTGTTAACAGTGATGTTTATGCCGCCACCCATTTGACCCATCCTCGACAATGGGATTACGGCTTCTGGGCCTGCCTCGCCAATCATTGCCAATGTTGGCTGATTGACAATGCCACCTGTGGCCATTTTGGGTATAACTATGGGCTTGCTTGGGTTTGGCTTGTCGTCTGGGTTTACAAGGTCTAACAAACCCGGTATGCCTTTAATTATGTTTGCAGTCAAACCAACAACTGGCGATATAAGACCACCAATTAATCTTGCGGCAACACCACCAACTTTGTTTACTCGTTCCATAGCATCTGCCAATTTGTTAAAACCAATGGCCATAAGAACTACGGCAGCGGCTGCTAAAGCAATAGGGTTTGCAGCCATAGCAAGGTTTACCGCAACAATTGAAGCAGCAACAGCACCAATAGCACTAGCAATTTTAAGAAACACTTCTGGATTGTTGGTAGCCCAATCTGCAAACTTTTGTACAACTGGCAAAACCGCTTGAACTGCTGGAAGCAAAGCTTGCCCAATGCTTACCTGCAAGTTGTCCATCTGGGCTTTCATTATTCGAGAACTGTTTGCAAGTCCATCAGAAGTTCTAGCAAAATCGCCTTGTGCGTCACCAGTTTGTTTTAAAATAGCGCTTTGTGCCGCGAGTATTTTTTGTTGATCAGTGAGCGCGCCCGATCCGTCATAAATGCCAAGAGCCATTGCCTCTGCTTTTAAAGTGGCATCGTTAAGCAAAACACCAAATTTGCGCATTGGTTCTGCTTCGCCGCGCAAGGCTGAACCTATTGCATTAATTGCTTCCTCTGGTGTTGTGTTGTTAAACGATGCAAGGTCTGACGCAAGGCTCGTAAATTGATTGCTAAAGGTTGCTAAATCTTTACCGCCAAGCCCGGCTGCTTTTCCGAATGTGCCAAACGTGCCAGCGGCTTGTAAAACTGATGCTTGAGATTGACCCATTGACTTTGCGGCAGTTTTTGCGAAAGCCTCAATATCTTTTGCGCCGTCACCAAATATAACGTTAACTTTTGACATATTTTCTTCAAGATCGGATGCTGCAGTAATTGCAGGCCCGATTGCGGCTGCTATGCCAGCAAGAGCCGCTGCCGCTGGCACTGCTGCTTTTTTAATTGCAAATTGAGCCTTTGCGCCAACGGTTTCTAATTGCTTAAATTCTTTTATTGCGCGGTTTATGCCTTTGCCGTCAAACTCTGAAATAATTGGAATGGACAGCATTACAGCTCTTTTCTTACTACGGCGGCAGTATCTAAAATCATTTTTTTCATTTCGTTTTCAATGCCACGCCTAGCTTTGTAAACGGCTGGTCCAATAAACCGTGTTCGACCAGCACCAACAAACCCTAGTTGGTTGCCAAGTTTATTTGCGTTTGCTCGACCAGCGGTTTCAAAGATGGCTGCTGCAGGGTCTTTTTGCTCAATAAGAATTACACCTATTGCGTTGCGCCGGGTGTCAATGCGTAGGCGCACACCGCTTTTGGCTTTGGCAACTGTAAACGGAAATACTTTACGGCCTCGACTATCCCATTTGTACGCCATACCAGACAACGGAACTTGCGTGTACATATCTTGTGCGGCTCTAATTGCTGGTTCTGCAATGTTTTTGGCTTGTGCCCTAAAGTCTTTTTGCAGTTGTGGGTCAATCTTTTTAAGTGCGTTAATAGTTTCTTTTGCGCCAACGACTGTGATTGTGGTTGTTACGGGCATAAGTTACCTTTAATTACGTTTATTTAATAGCGTAATCGTTGTAAGCAAGTCGCGTGAGTCAAACTCAATATGCGTTGGCCACCACCCTACTGCCACTAGCAATGCTGCTAATTGGTATCGGTAAGTGCCAACGCCGTAGGGTTTGGGTTTGTCTCGTCAACAGATGTCAATTCCATGTCTGGGTGCTGTTTAACCCATTCTCTCCAATTGTCTGGTACTTGATCGCCAGCAAGTTTGCACAAGGTATATGCCCAGCAAGCCAGATCGCTGTAGCCAATACCGCGTCCGTCAGAGACTTTGCGGTTTTCTGTTTTTTCCCACTCACATATAACAAACATGTTTGTGTTTAATGTGCGTGTGCCGCGCCCATCTTGCAGGTCTAATTCGAGTTTAATTTTCATGCCGTACCTTTCGTGTCGGGCCGTTGCCGGCTGTTTTTAAGACGTTGCGACTGAGTAAACTCCGCCAGTAAAGGTAATGTCAATTGTGTCAAGCGCGCCCAATGCGGCGTTAACAATTGGCAAGGTCTCTAGATAGCAGCCTGTCAAACTTGAAATTGGGTTTGTTGCGCTAGTAGCTGCGCTTGTTGGCTTAATAGTAATCGTTGTGGATGTGCCGACAAGTGCTGCAAGAGTGCTGTAAACCTCTGTAGCCGCAAAAGAATTATACATTGTGAGAGTCAGTGTGCTGTTTTCAAGTCCAGCCGTGTAGACGCGGGCAGTTTTCCCAAACGAAGTTGACTCTAGAGCCTCGATCACGCGCGTAAGGTTGGCGGCGCTGCACTGGTCGGTCAGGTCAACTGCGTTAATGGTGACAACTGGGTTAGATAGGTAAGTGCTGGTAGCCATGTGGGTTAAATCTCCTCGTTGGTGTCTGCATTAGTTTTAGCAGGTTTTTTAGGTTTAGGTGTGGATTGCTCAACAATAAAACCGCCAGACAACAGCGCTGCCACGTTGATGCCCTCTGCAGGTATGTAGGGGTCTCCGACTATGCCAAGTTTGCTGGATGCGATGGTATAGATCATGCTGTTTGTGCCTGCACTTTCATTGTTAGGTCATAGCAAGGGTAAGACGCGCCGCCAATGTCAATCGAGCCAGGTCTGCCGTCTAACACAATTACAGCCGATGCCAGCACCAACGCCACAACTTGTAAAATCTCGCGCAACACTGGCAACCCTGCAGGCCCAGAGCCAACAACTTTAAGCGGAAAATCCATCGTGACAATGTTGCCGTTGCCTGCGTAGGTTGTAAAACTTGGCGCTAATAGAAACACGCAGTTGGGCACAAGCCGTGTTGGGTCTGTTACTACCCTTAGCCCACTTACGGCCGTTAGCGTGGCTGCTACATCGTCTATGGCCTCGTTTAAGAGGTCTGTGTACGGTGCAGGCATTAGGCAACCGCTGGTCGGGGGATACCCAACAATTGCTTAACGATCGGTGTTAACGATTGTTGGGTTGGTGTGCCCATTGTGTCAAACGCTGCAAACGCTGTTTCTATGCTGCCTCGACTACGCCACAGAGCTGCGGCATACATAAGCGTGCCTAGCGTGACATCGTGACCCGGTGAAGTGGTAAGGCTGTCAAAATAGCCTGCCTCTTGCCGGCGGCGATAACAGAAATCGTTGCCAGCGTTCCGTGCTTGTGTAGCCAGCGTAAAATCGTCTGATGGGTTTGTGATGGTCACGCCCAAATATGTGACAAGTTCCGCTGTTGTAATCCACGTGCAGTTTTGGTTATGTACAACACTGCCTGTGTAATCAACAACATAATTTACGCTTGTACCTGTGCAGGCGTAGATAATTTGGTTAGGTCTAGCCACCTCAGGGTTAAATTGAAATTCGCCAGTTGTTGAGTCAACACCTGTGAACTCGTACTGTGGTAAGTCAAGCACTTTAAATGTGCCTGCAAACGGCGCAGCCAATCCACTAACTGTGATGCTTTCGCCTACAACAATTTCTGCTTCCTCAAGCGTGCTAATGCACGCGTAGTTAGACAGTAGTTGTTTACTGGCTGTTGTGTAAGTTGCCATAGCGGTCTAAGTCCGCTACAGACTAAGCGATTACAATGCCCTGAATAAACGAGGACTTGGCAACAAATGTTGAGAAGTAACCGTAGTAAGAGAACGTGCGGCTTAGTGTCGATGGGTTAGCGATTGACAAAACACCCTGTTGTGCTTCGTAAATCTCAAAGCCCGGTGCGTAAACAACAAGCATTGTGCCAGAGGCGAAGTTGTTATCAACAACCAGCTGCAAGCCCATTACGTTCATGTTGTTGTAGCCCATGCCGCCAACTTTGCCAATTGAGTTTTGGCCCATAATGCCATCGGTGACATAACCCAAAACTGGACGTTTGTTGCTGTCCAACTGTGCACCCAACTTTTCCCACACGTCTGGGCTTACGCACAAGTGTGTTGGAAAGTAGTTGCTGTCCTCTGCAATTTCGCGTGCTGCGTCATACAAAGA